ACCCGTCGTCTGATTGTCGATTATTAGCTGCTGAAGCGCTTCTGTGGTTGGACCACTGAAGTCGGCTTTCATCTGCGGATTCACCGGGTCAGCCCACGAGTTGAGCGGATAGTTACCGCTGCTCCAGTTAGAGCGGTAGTTACAGACCCGGTTGCGCCGCGGATTGTTGTGCCACAGATCGAACGTGACGTTGACGCCGAACTGCATCGGTCCGGGCGCGACAATGCTCTTGCTGATCGGCACAACGCCGCCCTTCGGCGCTCCATCAGCAGTCGCCTCGGTGAGCTGATACGTGTATCCGACGCTTACCTGTGGAGCCTTGTCTGGACCGCGATAGGTGGCGCGCCCCTTCGTTCCATTCTCGACCAGCGTCGCGGCTTTCCATGACGTGATTGCATTGCCGCTCCCGTCTAGGATGCGTGCCACGTACCCATAGGGCGAGCCGGTATAGTCGAAGGTGAACATCGGAAAGGCGTTCGCGTCGAGCTCGATCGTGCGCGTCGTCAGCGGCGAAATGACGCCGCCTGACAGAGTGGTCTTCTGCACATAGGTGCCGCTTGTACGGACATATCGAGCGAAGCGCCCCAGTCCGTTCGGAAATTTACCTTGGAACACAGAGACCGGGAAGGTCTTGATAGGCACGCCGTTCAACGTGATGGTGATGGTGCTATTTGCATAGCTGTAATCGACAACATCTTCCTTCAAGATACTGCGGCCGAACCCGCCAGTCGCCTCCCCTCCAGAGAATATGGTCCAGGTGCCTGCATTGCGGTAGTAGAAGTTAATGCTTTGCGACGAGCCCACGTTCACGACCTTAAGGCCGTAGTTAGGCGATCCATCACCGGTATCGCAAAAAAGATAAAGGTCGCCAATCGAGGACATCAAACCGGTATCGCCGGTCGCTGCCGCTTCGATGCGGAAGCTGTGATCCGTGCCGCCTAAGTCCTGCCATCCCGTGTCGACGGACGTCGCGGGGCCGATGGTTCTAGCCGTTACCGGATTAGGTAGCGGACCACCGCTAGGGATGCCGCCTTCCAGCGTCGCCACCCGCGCCTCAGCGTCGGTAGCAACAGCGGAAAGAGCGCCGGCGCGCGGCTCTAAGCCGGCCACCTGGCCCCGCCATGAGACATCGTTGACGGCAAGAAAAGCGAGGGGATCAAAGGCCATTATGCGGTCCTAGCCACAAGGCGACGGCCCCGCTGGAGCCGCCGCGCATAGAGGGGATCAGGCGGTCGGCGCGACCATCGTGACGTTCTGGAACACGCCGGAGCCGAACAGGTACATGTCGCCCGAGACTTCGTATCCGGCGTTCCAGGTGAAGCCCATGGTCAGCGTCACGTTGGACGGCTTGCTTGCTGCCTGCAAAGGGGTCGGCATGCGGAAGTTCAGCAGTCCGGTGATGATCGGCAGCAGCTTTGCCGAGCCCGAGGGAGCGGCGATCGCATCACCGTTGCCTTGACCGCCGGCACCATCCGCCGCGACCGAGAAGCCGAGGCCGCGCAGCCCCTTCATCTTGTCGGCGTACATCAGGATTTCGGCCTCATACGGGCCATTGGCGACGTCGTAGCCGCCCAGGCCGTTCTGCACCATGCCAGCCGAGAAGTAGCCGCTGGCGGTGGGGATGCCGGAGAATCGCAGGCGCGTGCACATGATGTCCGTGCGGCCCAGCTCGGTCACGGCGATCGGCCACGGCTGCTGTGTGATCTCTAGGGCCATCGTGCCGGTCAGCGGAGCGGCGAACCCCGGATAGCTGCTGAACAGCTTGGCGCTCGGCAAGTTGGTCTTGCCCGTGACGGTTGCGGTATCAGCGACGGTGATGCCGTCCGTCTGCCCCGTGCCGGCCCCGGTGTCGTAGAACCGACCCTGCTTGCCGATGATGTTGCCGCGCAGGGATGCGGGGCTGGTCGCCGACTGGAAGCTGGACGAAGGGGTGATCAGCGAACGGCGATGCGGCAGCAGGCGGCGCAGGATCGGACCCAGCACGCGCGCCTTGAAGTAGGCGCCGCGAGCAGCCGGATGCAGCGTGTCGGCGTGCGTGCCCTCCGCGCCGTCGAGGCCCTGAGGCAGGAACAGCGCCGTGGAGTCGTCCGCCGTGGCGAACTGCGTATCGCAGAACGTCAGCTTCTCCGGCGTGCGACGGCACAGCTCGGCAAGCCCGGCATTGACTGCCAGGACCAACCGGCTCTGATCGGCCGTCGTGCCGGTGCGCGGGTCGATCGACATGATGATGACATGCGACGCGCCCGCGCCGAACATGTTGGCCAGCATCTTCTGGATGTTGGCGACCGTGCCCGGAGCCGAGTTGTCGCTGTAGTTGGTCAGGCCGATGTCGTTGGTGCCCGCCTGGATGATGACCAAGGCACGCTCACCTGCGGCGCGAACCGCAGCAATGCGAGTAGCGATGGCAGACAGGCGGGTGGCGGTGGTCATGCCCACCGGGGAGGCCTGATCGCTGGTGTTGGTCGATCCGATGGCGAAGTTGTCCTTGCTCCGGTCGAACACGTAGGAGACCGGAAACATCGCGTCGGCCCAGAACAGCGGACTCGCCATGGAAGCCCCAGCCATGGCAGCGGCGATGCTGTCGCCTTCGATGATGATCCGCGTGGCCTGGGGAACGGGCATCAGGGTCTCGAGCGCGCGGAAGCCGGCGTTGACCTTGCTGCCGCCAGCCTTGCCGGTGTCGCCAGCGCCCGTGGTCGTGTCGATCGTGGGGAGAATGAGCGTCATTATGCTGCCTTTCCAAAAACGGCGTCAGAGTCGTTGCCGAAGGTTTGCGAGGAGGAACCGAAGAAGGGAGATGTCGACGAGGCCGCCGCGATCGTGACGGTCGTTGCCGTCGTCGACGCGCTGCCCGAGGTGTCGGTGACGGTGACGACGATGTTCGGCATTGAGCCGGCCGCCGTAGGGGTGCCGCCGATAGAGCCTGTCGAGGTGCCGAAAGTCAGACCAGCGAGGAGCGGGCCGCCGGACAGCGCGAAGGTCTTGGTGCCGCTGCCCCCCGAGGTGGACGGCGTGAAGCTGTACGCACTGCCGACCTGTCCGGACGTGGGTGGGGTCCCGCTGATGCTGATGGGTGTGACACCAGGAGCTTTCAGCGCCTTGATGTCGGCGAGCATTGCGTTGAGCGTGTCCATCGCATCAGCTGCGGTCGTGCTGGTGGTGAAGCTGGAGATTACGGCCATGAATTCGTCCTCAGGCGCGAGTGAAGAAGGGGTCGGCGAAGAAGGGATCGGAGAAGAAGGCGCGTGGCTGAGCCGCTGCGATCGTCACGTTGGTTGCGGTGGTCGAGGCGCTGCCCGTGCTGTCCGTGACGGTGACGACCAGGCCGCTCATGGTGCCGGCAACCGTGGGACTGCCGCTGATCGCGCCCGTGGCCGTGTTGAAGGACAGCCCGCCCAGGAGCGTGCCCGACGACAGCGTGAATGTCTTGGTGCCGCTCCCGTTCGCCGTGGTCGGGGTGAAGCTATAGGCAGTGCCCACCCGGCCGGTCGTAGGCGGCGTGCCGGCGATTGTGACCGCAGGGATGGGCGGGTTCTCAAGCTCCGCAATGCGGGCAAGCAGGCTTGCCCAGGCGCTGTCCTCGCTTGCTGCCAGCGCGATCACGCTATCGAGGAAGTCCGACCACCGCTGAGCGTTGACGACGACGGTCGCCGCAGGATCATAGGTCGGATCGCTGGACGGCGTGGGCGTTGCGGTGGTGCTTGGCGTGCCTCCCTCCAGCACCACGACGCGTGCGGTGAGAGCGATGCGGCGATCACGGGCTGCCAGGATCTGAGCCTTCACGGCCGACAGACGCGGATACAGCGCAGCGTAGATCGCCGGCTCGCCCTTCACCCGTACAGAAGGCAGCGTCGACCCCGCCAGGGTGTTCGCCACCGTGAACAGTCGACCGATACCCGTGGACACGCTGAGACGCACAGGCCGGGCGCGACGGGCACCGATCTGCATGTCAGTCGGCCTTCTTGGTCAGGACGGCGACGATCACGGGCGCTGCCTTGCTGACCAGCTTGGGAGCGATCTTGCGAGCGGCCGCTACAACGAGCTCGGGGTTCTGCTTGGCAAAGGTGACGACCTTGCCCAGCAGCTTGCCGATGTTGATCTTCATGGCTTGGGTTCCTCGCTGATAGGGGGCGATGCTTCGGCCTGTTTGCGCACGATCGCGGCGTTCTGATCGGCGAGTTCGCCGCCTCCCTTTGTGGCGCCGTAAGCCCAGGACACGACGCCATTGATGAAGCCGGTGCCGATGATGAGGGTGCAGATGGTCTTGAAGAACTCGTCCGCCCGCAGGTCTGGAAAGACAGCCAACATCCACAGAACCATGACGGTCAGCACGAAAGAGCCGATGCCGATCCAGCCGCGCGCGTCGGGCCAGCGAAAGGTGTTCATGCCCAGCCTCCGTCAGCAAGCGCAGACTGGAATGACAGCGCGAAACCAGCCACCTCATCCGCTTTGTCAGTGCCGTTGATGATCCGACGCGCCTGCGTGAACTGAGCCCGGCTCGCGAACCCGATCGCCGGCAAATAGTCCGCCAGCTTCTTGCCGGTGAACCACCCCTCCGTCATGCCCAGCACCATCGTCTTGGCGCTGATCTCAGGCTCCAGCATCCTGTCCGGATTGTCGATCAGGGAGCCGCCCAGGCCTAGCTCGGTGTCAGCGCGGCGGTAGTTAACCTCCCAGGTCGTCTGCACGTCTCCACGACCGTACCAAGGCCAGTACCGCAAGTTGGCCTTCCGCCATGCCTCGTCCTTCCAGTACGCCTCGCGCACCGGCTGCATGGTCTTGTTCGTCTCCCAGTAGCCGGTTGCCAAGGAATAGGCAGCGAAGGCGATGGGCATGGATGCCGTGCCGATGGCGGCGAGCTTGGCCTTGATGCCATCGACCTGTGTCTGTGTTAGGCCAGCCTTGAACAGCGAGCCCCGGATTGATCGGAAGAAGGCCGCTTCGTCGTGAAGAATGCGAGCCGCGGCGAGGCGGGGAATACCCCAATGGTCCGCGAGCTTGTCCAGCAAGCCAACGGCCACATCGTCATAGCGGCTATCAGGTGCGAAGGGACGGGCAGCGTCAAATAGGCCGGTGCGGGTCACTCGTTCACCCCCGGGTAGCGCGACAGGTCGACCAGTGCGCGGTTGAAGCCAAAATCTTCGGTGACGGCGAGGCCAACCATCTCGACTGCCTGCTTGAGCACGAGGTTGTCGGGGTCATGCTTACGCAGCTCACCTGCGACCATCTGGAAGGCGTTCGTCACCGTCATCAGGTGGATCTCGAGGCGATGGGAGCGTTCGTTCGCCGCCAGCATCCCGGCCTTGGCGTCACGCACATCCGTCTCGAGCGCGGTGATGCGGTCGCGCATCTCCTGGCGCCACTCGGCCATGTCGTCGCGCTTGTCGCTCCGGCGCTTCTCTTTGACCTTGATTAGCTGGTCATTGATGATCGGCCACACCTTGACGAGCATACCGAGGAAGCCGAGCAAGCCTGCCCAACCCCAAGGCGCTCGTTTCATGGAAGCGCCTATGATTTCGGTGAGGCCGCTCGCGTCATGCTCAATCATCCGCGCCCTCCCACCAAATGTGCCGCCAGCATTGGTAGATGAGCCACGCTGCGCCGCCCCCAGCGCCAGCAAGCAGACAGACGATCGGAAACACCGTCACCCCCCAGCATAAAAATGACGGCAAGCTGCACTGCGAACGCGAAGTCCAGCAGCAGCGCGTATTCCCGGTATTCCATCCCCGCGCAGTAGGCGACGACATGCATCGCCAGCATCGCGATGTACGGGCCGATTAGAGCCCCGGCCCACCAGTGATCACGACACCCCCACCCGATCACGAACAGGCTCAGCACATCGGCGAGCGCCCACATATCCTCATGCCGAGCAGAGAAGCCGGCCACCTTCAGCAGGTGCGCTGGCGATGCGGGGTTGTATACCCACGGCATCGCGAACAGCGCCCAATTGGCGGCAAGCGTCAGTGCCGCGATCGTGACGCAGCGCCGATCCTGGCGCGCGCACAATCCGGTAGCGACAGCCGCGCCGCATAGCAGGCCGAAGGTGACCAGCTTGATCATTACTTAGGGTCAGGCTTCGGCGGGGGAGGGTTGCCACTGCCACCACCGCCGCTGTCGAGCGTCGATACCCCGCCGTCGCCGCAGTGATCCAGCAGCACCCGCAGCGACCGCTTGGTCTGCTCGTTCGGTGCCGCTTCGATCGCCTGTTCCATCCGCTTACGGAACTGCTCCATTGTCTCGTCTCCTTGGCTAGGTAGCGCCAGCACGCATTCGGGAATGGGGACGGGCGTCACGATCCGATCTCACCACGGAAGCACCACTGATCGCCGCGACCGAGACGCATGGCGGTCACGAATTCGCGGATGCAGCGCTGATAGCTGACCTGATGGCCCAGCAAATTCGGGTGGACGATCTCGCCCGTGTTGTAGAGCTGGTCGAGGCTGTAGATCTCGGCTCCGTAGCGAAACCACGCCCACTCCACATCCAGCAGCGCTACGCGGGCATTGACAGTCGGATCGAGATGCAGCCGGCGCGCGATGTTACGGATCATGATGTTGACGTGACCGGCGCGCACGTCTCCGGGCCGCGTGACCCCACCGCCGGTCCAGTCGCGCGTCACCACCGACTGCGCAGCCGGAGGCACCATCTCGTCGGGCTGGACCGGTGACGCCTTGGAGTAGGGCCAGGTCATGTTGACGCCATTGAGATTGTACGGATAGCGCCCGGTATGCGGATGCGGCGTGGTCGCCAGCAGGATCAGCTTGACGCCGTTGCCGGAGCGTCGGCGCAATTCCGCCTCGTAGTAGATCGGGTTGCGGAGATAGTCCGCCGTCTGTCCGCTGTTGTAGCTGTACGGCGACAGGTCGTTCATGCCGAAGCAGTCGAACAGCACGTCTGTAGGCTTGCCGGCAGCAGCAATGATCTCGTCCCACTGGCCATCTCCGTGGCTGGCTACATGGCCGCCATGCGAGAGGTTGTACGGGGTCGCCGATAGGTAGGGACCGAACTGCGCGTTGTAGAGGTCCGCCAGGAACTGCACCGGCGCCTGACCCGGAGGCGATGCGCCGTTTCGGTCGCTGCCGGGGTCCGTCGACACGGATGACCCACGCCCACCGATCGCCAGCTTACGCGGCGCGAATACCGGCTTGCCAGCGCCACCGAGCGAGACATCGCCGTAGGGGGCGTAGACCGTATCGTTGGTCGCTGCGAACAGGTCCGTCGCAGGCTTGCTCAGACTAGCAAGCTGGGGGAGGTATCGCGTCCCGCGCAGGAAGATCGCATTGACGCCGAAGCTGATGACGAAGGTGGCGATCATGCCGGCCTTGAGCGATCCGGCCGGGGCGTCTTTCAGGTCAACTAGATGGTTCGGAACCGTGATCGTCGGTGTGCCGCTCGGCACATCCTGCATGATCAACGCCTCAAAGCGGGCGTCATTCTGCCAGTTGTCATAGTTGACGAAGATGTTGTTCGGGTTGCCGTTGATCGGCACGGCGAGGGGGACGCCGCCAATCAGGTTCAGCAGGTCCGAAGCCTGATCCGCAGCAGCTTCCGCCTTGTCGACCAGAGGCTGCACGATCGTAGCTACGCCCTGGTAAAAGGCACGTGCCAGTCGCGGACTGCCGACGTATTCGTAAACCCCGTTGGCCGCGTCAGTAGCTGAGCCGTTGTTGTTGTTGACGTAGACCAGTTTGCCCCGGTTCGCCTCGGTCGCGTAGAAGGTGTCGCGATCGGCGGTGGTGGCAACAGTGGTGATGCTCGCCTGAGCAGCCGCAACAGCCGCGTCAATCAGCGAGAACAGACGGCGGATATCCCCTTTCGCCGGATCGTTGGGACCGGAGGCAGGCACGCCATCTACTACGAAATCCCGGTAGACACTTGCTCCACCGGTCTTGATATCGCCCACGTCATTCTCCGGTCCAGCGTCGCGGTCACGCTAGGCAGGAGGGGGTGTGCGGCTTACCGCCGTCAGCCGGTTGTGGTGTCCACCACGGCGCTGGCAGACCATGGCGATAGGCGACCGTCACCGACGCTGTAGGCGACCTGCACGTTGATCTGCTTGGACAGCGGTACGAACTCGGTCAGGAATGACACGCCGGGGCCAGGGTCGGCATCGGCATACTCGCGCTCATTCCAGCTTCCCGACGTGCCGACACGCCAGCGCGCTGACCATGTGAGGTCATCTCGGTTGGGGCCGCTGGCTGCGATTAGGACGCGGGCACCGGTGGCTGTCTGCCCAGGTGAAGGATCAACCGGTTCGTCGCCTTCTGGCGTCTGGCCCACTGCGCTGTACTGAGCCGTCGCGCTGATAATCGTGGGCATGTCGAGGGGTTCAGATGCCACGACATTCCCAACCGGTGCCGGCTCGCCTTCTTCCGTCTCTGGGTTCCACGCATCGACGTTGATGTCTGCGGCGATCCACGTGAACGTTACGCCGCCAGTCGACAGGTTGCGGGTCAGACGGGTGATCTCGGCAGGACCGGAATAGAAGACGGCTCCCGCCTCTTCGATGTGCAGGTCTATGAACCGCTGCCCGCGCACCTTGCGGCCGGCGCGGTTGGTGGAGATCGATCCGCGGTGCAGCGCCATAGTCTTGCTTAGCAGCCGCTTGGCGAGGCGGCGGGCTTGAGCGTGCGACGGCACCTGATTGTCGAGTTGGGTGGACTTGATCTCGCCCGCCGCATCGATCGCGTCCTGATCCTGCCAGGAGGTCGTATCAACGGTCGTGAAGTCGTGTGCGCTCGACAGATACGTGACCGCGACCTCGTTAACGGCATCCTCGTCCACGACCCCTTCGTCCCACGAATAGCTGACGATCTCGTTCGGTCCGATCGCGACCGTGGGCGGCACGTAGCGGCCGGAGAACGCCATCAGCGCGCCGTCAGAGCGAGGCGCAACGAAGCCGTCCGAGCAGGCCAGCAGATTACCGATCACCGTCTTATGCAGATCGGTGTGTTTGTGGCTGACGCAGGAACGATAGCGCGGCTCTGTGCCACCAGCCTTGAGGGGCATCGGCACGTCGCAATCGTCGGCATAGTCCGTCCAGTAAGCCAGCGTTGGGACGAAGTGCGTGTCCCAATCCTTGCCCACCCGGACGAGGTAATAGTGGGCGACATGCAGTGCGTTGTTCTCCGACCAGCGCCAGGTCGTCGGGTCATCCACCCGCTGCGCAGGATCGCGCCAGTCGAACACGCATTGCGCGCGGATCACCAAGCCAAGCGGTGTCGCGTCAGGACCGCCGGCCGGGTAGACGCGCTGGAAGTTCTTAGCCTTCACCGGCTTGGAGATCATGAAGCCGGTCACCACGCCGTCACCACGATGCTGGTTGGTCCAGATGTCCGGCAGGCGGGCAATTACCTCGCTGAACGCCGTCTCCGTGTCCGCGCCCAGGCGAGTGCCAATCTGGATCGTATCGCCGTCGCCGTAAGCGCCGTCCGCGTCCTCGACCACGAACCCGCTGGCGTTGAGGGTGACCTGTTTGTCGCCCAGGTAGTAGCGCTCGATCCCATCAATCCGGCCATCATGGAACGCCCACACATCAACCGCGAACCCATCCTTGTTGGTGACAAACAGGATGTACGCGCCGAACAGCTTGAGCCGCCCATAGCCAGACACACGCGGCGGGACTGGCATCTTGATCGCGCGCTCAGCTTGCTCGGGCTTCGGTCCCTTCGGCTTGAACAGGGTCGCCAGCGCAACGGCAGCGACCGCAGCGAATGGCGCGCCGCCTGGAATAAACGGCGCGACGACTGCGACGACCTGCAAGACAACCCGCCCCAGATCGCGATCAATGATGCTGAGCGGGGAGACGATCGCGCGGGCAACGCCAGCCATCAGACGTTCCAGATCTTGAGAGGTTCGCCGACGCCGAACACCAGCCCGCGCTCATGCAGCATCGCCCAGCGTTGCCCTGTCCAGATGCCACATGCTTGATCCAAGGCGTCGTCGGTCGGCACAGAGATGACGGCTACAGCGCCAGGCGATGGCTCCGTCACCGCCGTCAGGCCGATGGCGTCCATACCCTTCGACCAAAGCGCGACTAGGCCGCCACCCCGCCGAATCACACGAATGGCTCCCAGCTTGGTCGCATAGCTGTGGCCGATATGGTCCATCGGGTTGCCATGGCCCTGGTCGACAATCCAGCGAGCCACCCAGCGGCAGCAGTCCAACGACTGCCAGTCCCATATAGGGCGAGGGGATTTGAGGTAATCACCGAGCGTCATGACGGCCCAAACCGCCTCGTCGTGCCGGTGGTGATGCCGGCCACATGGTCGAAGATGCGATCCGTTGCGGACCGGCGCTGCTGATCCTGATGCGTGAAATAGGCAAGCGGCGCGCGGGACCGGTTTGTGTCCTCGGTGCCGATCGACAGCGTAAGACGCCGCGTCCTGCCGCCGCCTTCCTCGTCCTGGCTCTCGATGGTCAGCTTGTCGGCGCGAAATACCGCCTCATACTCGACGTCGATCAACTGCCAGTTGTCATCGAAGTCAAAGCGGACGAAATGCACCTTGGCGCCGCGGACGGATGGTCCCTCTCGCAGCGCTATGTCCAAAGCTTCGGCCGTCACGCCGGATACCTGCACCTCGAGGCGCTCAGCCGTTCCGTTAATGAGCTGCTGGAAGTCGGGCGCGTTGAGCAAGGCACCCGCGCCAAGGTAGACGGCTGACTGAGCCTCTACGATGTCAGCCGGCACGATCAGATCGCCAACACCGCTCCACAGCCGGGCAACGGGCAAAGCATCAATGCGGATGCCGAAGCTCTCGTTCATTCCGGCGTCCTCATGTCCTCGACGAAGCGAGCGGACACGGCCTGGAAGCGACCGATGTTGGTGGCGTTGGACGGCGCACCGGATAGCCGCATCCGGCAGCGCGGGTCGTCGAAGTCCAGCGCCTCACCGGCTGCGACTGCTTCACGCAGGGGCGGGCGAAACTGGATCGTGTCGCCTTCGATGCCGATCACGCGATAGGCGCGCTCGCCCCATGTCTGGTGCACGATCGTGAACCATTCGCCCCCGATCATCGGACGCTCTGATGCGATAGCGATCTGCATAGAGGTGGCACGCAACGCGGCTGCGGCCGTCACGGAGGCGGCGGCCCCGCTCGACTGATAGAGGCTCTGATCTTGAAACGGGGTATCGTCGCTATGCGGCACGTCGGCCCTATCGCCTACGGGCTGATGCAGGCGGTCGCAGAAGTGCACCACAACCGGGATAGCACCGCCGTCCATGCCGTCAGTCAGCGCGCGCCAGGCAAGGGTATCTTCGCGCTCCCAGGTCTCGCCGTTCGTGAACTCGGCCACGATAAAACCGCCCCCATCGGTGCGGATCACGTCCTCATACCCGGAGAGCGACCGGCCACCGCTAGCGGTCATACCCTCCCGGCGGATATCCTGATCGTCGAATGAGAACTGGCAGGGGTGGAAATGCCGCACGTCAGCCCTCCAGGTTCTGATATTGAGCATAGGTGCCCGGTGCCGCCCGCTGGCTGGCAGCGAAGGAGGCGCCGGCTGCGCGCGTGCTCTCGGTCTTGGCCACCTGATTGACGTGGCGCAGCAGTTCGGGCGTCGTCACGCCGTAGCGGGCGTCCAGGGTGAAGGTCTGGTTGACGATGGTGGTGCTGGCTCGTGGTGCGGCTACGGCCTGCCCCAACGGGATCACCGTGCCGCCCTGCGAGCCCATGCGCAGGAGTTCGACCCCGCCGCCCTGCTCGTTGACGCGGACGGTCTGACCAGGCGCAACATACCCGCCGGATGCGCGACCGAACGTCCCTCCACCGCCGAACGCTGACTTTGCACCATTCAGGACATTCCCGAGCAAAGAGCCGAACCCGCCGCCTCCTTTCGTGAAGCTGGCGATTGTCGCCTGTGCCAGAACGATCGCTAGTGTGCGCAGTCCATCGCGCTTGAAGTTGTCCCAGGCACGCGCAGAGCCTTGCGTGAACAGGTCTTCGTAGAGATTGGCCAAGGAGCGAACATTATCCTCCCGCACGATCTGAGCATTGCGTTCGGCATCCTCCATGCCGTCGAATATGATGCCGCGCTGCTTGTCATATTCACCAACGCCGGCGAAAGGGTCGTCGTAGTCAGTGCCTTCGCGGCCGAACACGTTCTTGAAGTTGCGCTCCGAAAGGTCCTGCGCCCTTCTGCGCTCTTCGGCCTGAGATACAGCTTCTGTGGGCTTGAGTGACAGTAGGTCGCGCTTTAGATCTGCGATGAAGTCGCGATATTCCTTGTTCGCTCGCTCGGCTTCCTTCTCCGCATCGCTCTTGCCGCCAACGCGAGAACGACCTTTGCTGCCTCCGCCACCGGTGGAGGGGGGGGCAGATGCTGGCTTGATCCGGCCATCTGCGGTACCAAAAATACTGTACTTGCTGGGGTCTTTTACAAAGCGCCCAAGCGCCTCAATCCCGCCGAAGCGATCAGTAATTTTTGCTTCGGCCTCTGCCTCCTGTGATCGCAACCTTGTGCGGTCGTTTCGGCTGAGGAATTGCCCACGCAAATCCGAAACGGGCGATGGTTTGAAAAAGACAGTGCCGCCGGACCGCTGGATTGCTCGGTTCAAGCCGTTTTTGAAGGCGTTTTCTATATTGGTATCGAAGTTCGATACCCGGTCAATGCTCCCTAGCAAGCTGGCGATTTGCTCTCGAACAGAGAACACCTTTAGGTTTATGAAATCAAATACCTGCTCTGCATTGTCCTTGATTGGATCGAACAACGTCCCCAGCCCATCAAATATGGCGCGGGCATCGACGCCAAACTGGCGCGCTTCACTCGTCAAGCCTTTGAAGGTGTCCGTGCCAACGCCTAATATCGATACTAGCGCATTAGAAAACTGACCGCCTTTGTCGAACTCACCGAACGTGGTGATAGCGGCATTCTCAATAGCCTGCATGGCGTCGCCAAACGTTTTAGGCAGCTTGGAGAATTCAGCGTCAATGCCGGCCGTAAACTGTCGATCTGTTAGTGCCCGGAATAGCACATCACTGGTAATCTTGCCCTCCTCGGCCATCTTCCGCAACTGCCCGATAGGCACGCCCAACGCGTCCGCCAGCAAGCGGGCGATGCGAGGGCTGGCCTCCATGATGCTGTTGAACTCGTCGCCGCGCAGGACGCCAGATTGTAGCGCCTGATTGAACTGGAGCGTCGCGCTGGCGGCTTCCTCGGTGCTTGCTCCACCAATTTTTAGAGCTTCGGCAAAAGTTTGCGTGGCACGAGCGGCGTCGTCTTGTGATCGGCCCGTCTCTCGGGCCGCGCGTACGAACCCGCCATAAAGCTTGCTGGTTGCCTCAAGCGAGCCGCGCGTGGTGTCGGCGATGCGCTGCACATCAGCCTGGGCCTGGGTGAAATTGCCGAATCCGTCCGTTGCTAGACGCAACTGTGCTTCTAGTTGCTTCGCCTGATCCGCGAGGCCAATCATCTCGCGCACAACAGTGCCAAGCGCTATGCCGCTGGCAAAAGCAGCGATACGCTGACCCATGCTGGAGAATGCTCCGCCGATGCGATGGCTGGAGGATTCGACTTGATGCTCTAAATCAAGGATTGAGCGTTCCTGACGGTCAAGCTGGTTGCTGACTAGCGTCGTAGTGGCCCGAATTTCATTCTGGTACTGACGCACTTCGGCGCGGAGTTGAAGAATGATCGGGTCTATATCGGGCATTGCCAAGGCTCCTTGCCGTGGCAGGCTACCCCGTGCGATTAGAGGGTATTACCGCCGTCTGGGAGGATGCGTTGAAAGCTTTGCTGACACCGTTGCCGTTGTTGCTTCTCGTCGGATGTGGGATGATTCCCGGCACATCAGCTAATTTAGAAAAGCGAGCTAACGCCGTATTGGCAGACTCGCTCTTCGACGCCGAAAGCGCACGCTATCGCAAGCTACATCAGGCATCGGGCGGTAGTGAACTGGGCAACCTCATTTGCGGTGAGGTCAATGGTAAAAACAAGATGGGCGCTTACATTGGATTCAGGCGCTTTGTGGTGTCTGAGAAATCACGAGCGATTGCTGTCGACCCCGTGCTTAGCGCGGAAGACCGATCTAACGAGTACACCGCCGACGATGATAAGCGCGCTCAGGATGAGTTCGATTTTGTTTGGCCAGCATGTGAGGGGAAAGCTCTTCTGACTCCTAGTTCTACGTTGTCGAACGAGGAATATACGCGGCATATTGAGGAACAGGCTGCACGATTGAAGGCGATGGGAGATGAGGCGGAGAAAGCAGACCGCCGGTAATGGCACTTCCCTACCACCCCGTGCCAGGCACGATCCTTGTGTGTGACTACTCGACTGGCTTCCAGGTGCCGGAAATGGTGAAGAAGCGGCTTTGCGTCACAATCTCGCCACGGCTTCGCCGAAGGGAAGGGCTGGTTGCCGTCGTCCCACTCACGCAAACACCGCCGCATCAGGTCGAGCCATGGCATGTCTCTCTTGTTGTAGATGTGCCGTATTGGGGCGGGGAGAGGCGCTGGGCCGCGTGCGATATGGTTGCTACGGTAAGTTTTCGTCGCCTCGACCAGCCACACTCAAAAAATCGCGCAACGGGTACGCGCCGCCATCATCAGATCGAGCTTGATCAAGCGGTCGTTGACGATTTGCGGGCGGCAGTTCGTGCGGGCATGGGCCTCTAATGCTCATTGCACGTGAGCGCTGACGCTCATATATAGGCCGTGCACCCGCTCTGCCGCAGAGATGCAGGTATCGGGCTTAAGTCCGGCTTCAGCCGGCGGGGTTCGAGGAGTCGCAATCGTCGGACCTGACCGAGACCCCGGTGGCGAAAGCTGCCGGGGTCTTTGCTTGCCAGGCTAACCCGCCCGGAACCGCTCCCGCATAAACTGGCGGAAGTCATCCGAAGCCGGCTCAGGCTTATCAGGCTGGCTGCTTTCGTTGTACGCTTCGACCGCCTCTAGGAACTCGCCAAGCCCGGCCGCATGATAGTCCAGCCCTAGCGTCGCGCAGGACGAAATTACCTCACCGCGTCGATAGGGCTTTGGTCGTCCTGGTTCTCGTCCGCTTTTTTTTTGAGCCGCACGCCCATGATGGTTTCGTGCAGAATGGCCCAGGCCACGGGCACCGCCTCGGCATAGCGCCCCGGCGCGCCGTCAGCGACATACTCGTCCACCAGCCTGGTCGCGTCGATCGGCGACACTTTCTTCGTCTCGCCAGCGATCTCGGCCTCAGCACCGCCGATGGCGGCGCAACGGATGACCTCGTACACATCTTTTATGCGGATAGAGCCGGCGCCAACGAAACGTGCCTGCCCGTCGTCTCGCCCGATGCCAATGCCTGCCGACAGCTCCTCGTAAATGGTTACGATCGACTTATCACCGCACAGCCGCTCAACCTCAATGACACGCGGCATCGGTAAACGGAACGCATAGCGCCCCGGCCCGAAGTCGAGCATCAGAATGTCGCTCATGCGGTGACCCAGGTGATGTCGTCCTCGCCCGCGATCGTGATCTCTGCCGTGCCTTCGCCATCGCCCATGTTGACGTTAGCGGCGGTCATCACGCCGGGACCGACATAATAGCCGACGATCACACCTGCATCGGTGCCGTCGCGCTTGCCGAACTCCAGCCGGTAGTTTTTGATGATGCCCAGCGCGGCGTTGAACGTGTCGAATTCGTCGATGTTGATGACGCCGGAGCCGGTCGCGTCCCACTGGCGGCCGGTCACGCGGACTTTGCGGCGCGGCACCTGACCAGGCTTCGCGCAGTCGCGACGGAAGCGGTCGTTGGTGTTGACGGTCTGATTGACCGTGGCGTTCTCGATGCCGCAGATGATGGTGAAAATTTCAGGGTTGGCACCGTCGCCCGCCTTGACGACGACAAAATCGGGTTCGTTCGGCAGGGACATGGCAGACTCCGCAAATGTACGAGCGGACCCTACGAATGGGGCTATTCCGAATTACCGCCGTCAATGGTGCGGAAGGATGCGCGTCGGGCTTGTCTAGCTCGTTCCGTGGCTGGCGTGCATTGCGCCTCCACGATAAGGCAACGGAGGCGATGTGCGCTCATGTCGTTCCCACCGGCTTCGCATTCCTCCGCCGCGGCTTCTACAATATCCGGGTCAATGGCGCCGGCGCGAAGAAGCTCGACGAACAAGGTGGCGATGGCGGTTTCGTCCATTTGTCCAAGCTACCCGATTCGTGGTTAGGTCGCCAGCACCCTTGCTTCTACCGAAAGGACGGCGTGATACGCGCCTTCCTCATCGCCGTCACGAAGGAGCCGCGCCGATCGCACCTCTAGCCGTGCTGACCCATCTGCGACAGGTAGTCGCCGATTGTGCATTGCCACTTTGAGCGCGGAGCCGATGCGTGATGCGTGGTCCTCGCCATCCTCGACCAGGCTAGCCCCGTCGTATCGATCCCGCGCGAAGGCATGGACTAGGAAGGTCACCGTCGCGCCAGAGAAGCAACCGCCGTCCAGCGGAATGGACTGCGGAGCGTCCCAGCGCACGAAAGGCCACTCTGGTTCACGCGGCGTCGTGGACGGATAGATCGAGCTAGCCTTGACCAGCTCGACGACGCCCTGCTGCGCCTTGAGGTGCGCCAGGGTCGCTCGCCGGACTTCCCGTATCAGATCCCCGGCCATTGTCTTCCTCCAGCTTTCCAGCGGCTCGCGCGTCATCGGACACGTCGTTTGTAACCTTAACCGTCTGCCCGGCCTTGTAAGCCGTCGTCTTGGTCGGTGTGATGTGATCGTAATCGTCGCGGAACGTCACGGTCTGCATGGCTATCTCCTTTTCGCCAGTCGCTTTACGGCATCGGCTACCAGCTTCTCCACGTCGCCTCGCTCTTTGTCGCGAGCCGGCGCCATGAATGGACGTGCGGCGACACGGGAGGTGCCGAACTCCAGCGCGGCCGAGTATGGTGCGTTGCTTGACACCTCGACCAGCGTAGGCTCTATCTGCACCGTCTCGATGTTGTTACCGAGGACGCCAGTGTCTTGATTGGGCGGCTTGCCAGGTGCTGAAGGCGTGTGGCGCTTACCGCTGACCGCACCAGCCGTTATGCTGATCTGGGCTGCCACCTGGATGCGGTTGCCGCCAACGAACAGTGCCTTGCCGACCTCGCGCTCCAGCCCCGCGCCAGACAGCCGTTTGAGCCGCGCCACATGCGCCTTGGCCCCCTTAAGCGCCACGCCGACCCCGACAATCCCAATATGCTTCCATCGGGTCGAGCACCGCGGTCTGGATCGACCACCGCCGCCCGCCGACCTCGACCGTAGCATCCGTGTCGATCGTGCGCGGCAGGCCAGCTGCCAGGACCAGCAGACGCACGTCGGTGTCGACGTACCCGTCAGCCGACCGCATCGCCTCCGTCGCGCTGTCGACCTGGCACAGGCACGGCATCTCATATGGGGCACCCGGTACGACGATCGACCCACCATCGTCGCGCACAGGCTCGCCAGGCCAGCGCGCGACGGCATCCTTGTATGGGCCAAGGCCGGCCCGAGAGAATCCGGCCGCGACCGCAGCAAAGGCATCGGCCATGCCCATCAGCAGCCCACCAAGAACGGACCGCCGGCATTGCGCCGGAGCATGATCTGGAACTCCTGGCCATAGCGGGTGGCGCCATAACCGCCGGTCAGCGAGCGGTTCGCTGCGGCCTCGGACACGGACACATCCATGCTCGCCGACTTCAACTTCGTCACGCCCGCCGGGATTTGCTCGGCATCAGTTTTGGTGATCCCTGCCACCCCGCTCAGCGACATGTTGTGCGCCGCTAACGCGAGCTGACCCGGCGTCGCATCAGCGCCCCAGGCCACGGTCACGACCCGCAACGCGTCATCCAGCCAATACTGGATCACGACATCATCGACGGCGGTGAACTCGGGATAGCGGATCCGCAGTACCGCAGGCGATACCGCAACCGGCTGTTCAGCGAGATAGTCGCTGTACGCCAGGATAACGTCGGCGTCGCTCACCTCTGGGCCTAGCCCCAGCAGCGCGCGGATATCCGCCAGCGTCATGCCATGTACTCGTAACGAGCCGACCAGCCCAGACCGCTGCTATCCTTCACCGGCTGCATACGGATGGCTTTATCGTCGAGGATAGCGACCACAGCCCGTGCCGGGTCGAGCCGATCAACGTTCGGCACGAACCACAGCTTGCCGCGGGACACGCCGCATATGCCCTCGAACACGCCAGGGATGACCAGCCGGGATTGCGTGCCGTTGTCGACGATCATAGCTGGCGCACCTCATGGATCGCCGACCGCTCCCAGCGCCGGCCGCCGCTGGTGACGATGCGAGCTTTGACCACCACGTCGGTGCCGGTGGCATCGAAGGCGCGGGCTGACCACTCGTCAGCGTCGACCAAGGGCCAGTACTGGATGTGCTTGCCGTCGTTCGTGATCGCCGGAATGTGACCTGCGGTCGTATCGATCGCAATGCCGAGTGCTGCGCCGGCCGCGCTGATACCAACGAACTCGATATCCGCGATCGTCTCGCCAGGCTGCATCACATCGCTGAAATCCATGGCGTATTCGCCGTGGTCGGACGGGTCGTAAGGCTGGGCATAACGCTGCGCACCGAGCGGCGCACCGATGGTGACCAGCGATCGGCTCTGCACACGCGGAATAACCACGACCCGCTCCTTGGGCGCGGTCATGTCGCCGTCAGCCGGCGAAAGCGGGCCGCCGAAGATGCCAGCCGCGATGTAGAGAGCCAGCATCCGCGTTACTCGTAGTAGTGGCCGACGATGCCCGCGACGGTGGACGCGGTGCTGATGCGGGTCGGGCTGATCGCTAGCCAAGAGCCGTCCGGGATGTTCTGGTAGCTGACATCCGTACCGTTCCCGAACTGGACTACCAGCGTGCCGCCCGTGCCGATGTAGAGGGCAGCGGGGCGCTCGGTCAGATCGGCACTTGCCTCAGTCAGCGCGAGGGCGCGCTTGAAGGTGCCTAGCTTGGCGATAGCCGCGGTGCCGGCCGGGTCAGCGACGGGCAGGGGATTGCCGCTGGAGACGTCGGACGCTGCACCGTCGACGCCATACGCGATCTTGGTGCGCGGATATTGAACGCCGCCAACATCATCAGTTGCATACGTGCCGGAGGGCAGGGTGACGTTATCAGCCATCGGGATACCTCATGCCTGAGCGAAGGGTGAAAGGTGCCCAGCCTTTGGCTGTGATGCTGGGGCTGGGGCGGGGGTGTTACCGTCGTCAGGTGACACGGTAGACCGCGATCGGCATCGAATAGGCCGCAGCGATGCCGAGCGCCGGGGTGTAGTAGCCCACGTTGACGTTGCCTGCGCCTGCCGGATAGACATTCACCACCTCGCAGCCAGCCGTTGGGGCGGCCGTGGGAGCAAATACGAGAAGGTCCGTCGTTTGGACGCCTGTTAGGGCGAACGTCTTGCGCTTCATCCCGACCGCCAGGGCGACCAGCAGTGTCTCCGACACGTTGAGGTTGCCGATGAACTCCATGCGTCCAGACGGCATCGGGTGGACGTGATCCTCGCGCGCCGCGTTGCTTGAGCTGCCCGCCGCGGCCGTGCCGAGTGCTTTGGGCGCTGCGGTGCCGAGCGGGGTTGGCGCCGGGATCGTGGGTCGATCCGTGATGTCCGTCCAGACATGGGTATGCGCGGCTGGTGCGAAAGTCGTGGGCTTGCCGGTAATGTCAGTCCATGCGTGTGTGTGAGCCGCAGGCGCAAAGGTTGTCGGCTTGTCGGTGATGTCCGCCCACAAGTGAGTGTGAGCGGCCGGCGGGTACAGGTTCGGCTTGCCCGTGATGTCACCCCAGGCGTGGGTATGAGCGCTTGGCGGGAAGCTGGTCGGGACGCTGGTCAGGTCTGACCATGGATGGGTATGAGCCGCAGGTGGAAATACAGCAGGGCGGCCGGGTAAATTGGCCCAGGTCACCCGGACGCCTATGCCAAGGGACCGGAGCGTCATTGCCCCATCCCGTACCAAAGCCGCAACGGCACCAGCGCGCTATCCGCCGGCACATCAGGCGCGATCGGCATGGATAGCGCGATGGCCGACATGAAGAACGGATACTGCGTCGTGAATACGCCCCAGAACCCAGGTGGCAGCAGCCAATCCAAGCCATCGGTTTGAGCCAACAGTGGTTTGGTCGGGTCAGGCTGTCCGGTAGGGCGAGACGTACCCCGTAGGCCGACACAGCAGGTATTCGGGTTGAACACGCCGAACGCGTTGTACGACGGCTGGATGAAACCGGCAGGCACGGTCGTGGCGTTGGCCTCGCTCGGCACATTGACGACGGCAACCGCAATGGCACGCGTCATGCGGCGGAAAGCGATGCTCATGGCGCATATCCCAAATTAAGGCCCTGGATGTCGCCGGCCATCAGGCCAGTCGCGTCATCGGGTACGAGCGCGAAAGCTAGCCCTTGCGTGAAGCGGATCCCGGTCGGGTAGACGCGATTGGCGGGCGTAAGGCCCGCCACATAGACGGTCCATTTCGGCTCGTCCGCGCCAACCACAGGTGCCGATGCCTTGTCGTAGAACTGAATGGACACGCCGGATGTGCGAGCGTTGTACGCGTCAACGCTGACGAGCGAGCGTGTGCCGACCGCCACCAACGTGGCGTTCGTGCCGTCTACTGCCGGAGGCATGCTGTACGTCGAGGTGATAGCGGGCGCGCTGGCTGTCTGGCTGCCGCTCGTAGCACCAGCCGTCACCGGCCGCTCCCGATAGAAGCCGGCGCTGTCCCGATACACCAGCACGTCGTTGACTTGATATTCATCAACCATGTCGGCCTCTTACGAAAAGGGCCGCCGCACCCATCGGTGAAGCGGCCCTGTGTGGTCGGCAGGAGTGCGGCTTACTTCGCCGGCTTGGTCGCCTTTTCGAGGTCGGACTGGAGCGACGCGACCTGCTTCTTGAGCGCCTCGTTCTCCTTGAGCGCCGATGCCAGCGCCTCCGCATCCTCGTCGCGCTCGGCCTTGGGCCGCTCGCCCAAGTCGGGCATGGTGGCGACGTCCTCGGCCTTCACCTCGATCGATGCGCCCGGCTTGATCCACAGAACCTCACCATCCTTCATGGTGACGCCGCGCGGGCCGGGGGTGTAGTTGGTCAGCTTCTTCATGATCCCGCTTCCTTATGCCGCCGGAGCGGGGCTAACGTTGTCGAGGTAGGCCATCGCGCCGGGCAGACGGATTTCCGTGCCGCCGGTGCGCGCGATGATGCCCTGCTCGTAGCCCATGAGCGATGCCTGACGGGCATCCAGCACGCGGCGCGGCAGGGGAAGATGACCGCGGAGCACCTCCTTGTCGTAGCGGTACGCGACCATGCGACCGGTGCCGCCATCGCCAGCCGCTGCCAGCTCGCGCGTCGACACGATGCGAAGCTGCGCGCCGTTGTTCTCCGACGTGTAGATGTTGTTGCGCCGGATGTACTCCAGCACGTTCAGCGTGCCGTCGCCAGCGCCCTGCGACTGAGTCGACCAGCGGCGCATGACAGCCGGCGGCAGGGCGATCGTGTCGGCCCACTCGACCTCATTGCTGTTGGTACGGACGGTCGACAGCAGATCGTTGACCATGGCCGCCGCCTGAGCGGGGGTCGCAGCCTGCGCCGTCTGGGTGGCGGTGAACTTCTGCACCAGCGGCGAATTGACGAAGCCGGTCACGCGCTTTTCGGTCTGCCCGCGCATAAAGGTGAAGTACAGCCGGCGCTCCACCGCATCCGACGCGGACGTGGCGTCCGTCGCCGACAGGTCGATGCCGTAGAGGGCCGCCTGGTTGATCTCCTCCAGCGTCCAGCGCCAGCCAGCACCGATCATCCAGAAGTCGGACGACGCCTGATCGCGCTTGGACGACACGAACGGAACGTCAGTGCCGGCGCCGGACAGGATCTTGGCCTCGCCGACCGTGTCGACCGTGAAGAACGTCGTGCCGATAGCCCAGGGCTGCCCCTCGGTGACGATCGGAACGATGTCCGCGTAGTTGAAGGTCGGATAGCGCTTCTTGTAGATCGTCGTCTCGATATTGCGACCCTGCGCAATGACGAACGGGAACGCTGCCTGAGCGTCAGTGAAAGGCTGGGTCATGCTCATGCGCTCCGGTGCTTGAGCGACACTTCGACCATCTGGCCGGCTGCGGTCGCGGTGGTGTCGAAGAAGGCGGTCGGGATCGGGCCGAGAATGCCAGTGCCGGTCGCGTTGACGTACTGATCAGTCGTCGGGTTGTAGTAGACGGCATCGCCGGGAGCGACCGCGCCGCCCGCCTCGACGAACATCTGACCATCGGTCATGAAGGCGCCGGTGAAGTCCTGCGGATAGCCATCGACCAGCGTCGAGCCGACTGCGACAGGCGGGACGGCATAGGTCAGCACCGCGAGGCCCATGAACTTGCCGCCGGCTGCGAACGGCGCGACGGTATGGTCAGAGGTGCCGCGCTGCACCGGCGCGCCGAACTTGACGCCAGCAGCGCCCTGGACGGTGCGGCTGATCTGGTTGTGCTTCTCTTCGTTGGCGATCTGGCCCTTGAGCCCCTTCGCCGGCAGAACGCCGTAATCGGTCTGGTAGGTTGCCATCGTCTGGGTTCCTTACGCGGCGACAGTGGAGGGCTTGAGCATGTCGGCGATCATCGCGTTACGCGCGTCGTTCGCTTCCTTGCTGGCATCGACGGTCAGCGGCGAGCCCAGCGGCTGGACCGCGTTGTCGTCGATCTTCGCATCCTTGGTCAGCGCCTCGAACGCGATGCCGATGTGATCGCCGACATAGGTGTTGCCCGGCATCGCCTTGTCGACGACCGCCTTCTTGATTTCGTCCTCGCCCATGGCGTCGGTGACGGCGATGCCAGTGGCCTTGCCCTTGGCGACGACGATCGCGAACGCCTTAGCGGTATCGCGAAGCTGCGCCGGGGTCGGCTTGGCGGCCTCCAGCGCGGCCTTGTCAGCCTTGAGCGCTGCGATCTCGGCATCCTTGGCGACGATGGTTGCGGCGTCGGTCACCGCCTTGGCGTCGGCTGCGGTCAGCAGCGCCTTGGCATCATCTCGCGCTGCCATCAGCGTCTGTACGGTAGCGATAGCCGTATCGGCGTTCGCCATGTCGACGGTCAGCCCGTCGATCAGCATGGTCTTCACGGGCTTCTCCTGGTTGGTGAGGCTGTCGAGGATGTTGGAGGGAAGGGCGTCGCAGATGGCGCACTCGGAACCAGCGCGGCCCCGATCCACCAGAGCGACGTGGTTGCCGACGATCGAGCCGGGTTTCTGGCGGGCCTGGCACTTGGTGCCGTCGGGAGCGGTGAAGTCGCCGACCTCGACATCGCAAGCGTAGCCGTTGGATAGCTCACGCTTGCCGCCGTTCACCTTGGAGACGGTAGCCGCGTCGGTCAGCAGCAGGTCGAACGCGAGATAATCGCCATCACGGACCGCACCCATGATCGTGCCGCGCGCATGATCACGCCAGTTAGCGGCGGTGACCGGAGCGGCGGGGTGATCGTCAGTGACCGGCTTGCCGATAAAGCTGCGGACGGCACGCTCGTCGAACACCGCATCTTCGTCGCGAAGCACATTGACCAGCGCCGTGTCGCGCAGCCCATGGGCGTTGTCAGGATCGACCTCGCGGCCGGCGTATTGATAAACGCCGGTGCGGGCCGCTCGTGCACGGACCGCCAAAGCACCGCCTTGCAGCGGGCGAGGGGCGTCAAGCGTTAGGGCATCCGAGAATAACACCCTGCCCGGTTATGCGGGCTAGACGGAGGGCATTACCGCCGTCAGTTGCGTAACGCGATCAGCCTGTTCATTTCTTCTACGGCCTCGTCGCGCGTATCGTAGAAGCGACTGACCATAGCCGTGTTTATCACTTCTCGGACTGGGGCACTGTGAGTGACGTAGAATCCCCTGGCATCGTCGTATTCGACTTCATAGCCGTGTTCTCTCATTACCCTTCCTCCAGCAGCGCGTCGATCATGGCACGCCAGCAATCGCCGGGCTCGTCATCAATCACAACGCCATCGCTGATGATCGGGTCGTTGTACTCCCATTCATAGCCATCCACGGGAATTGTCTGCCGCATCGCCTTTCGGACCGCCTCACTCGGCTCTCGTATCGCAGCGATGACGGCGCGGGCAACCTCAAGAAAAAACCGGTCCTCTCGGAAGCCGCCTTCAACGACAAATGTCCCGTCGCCATGCGGTATGGCGATCTCGTCGCGGACAGCCCGTGCGGCACGCTCTAGCGGGGTCATGCGGCGGTCCTTTGATTGCGAGGAATGCCAACGCGCGAACGCTTGTTCTGCGCCTGCGTAAACTCATCTGTCCAGCGGCAGTTACCCGGCTCATAGTTACCATTAACGTCTATACGGTCGATCGACATTCCGTCTGGCCGGGGTCCCATATCAGCATCAAAGGCGGCAAAGCTCTGGCGCCAACGCTCGCAAACGCGGATGCCTCTACCTCCATAGAGGTGCCAATCCTTGTGATTGGGATTGGAGCATCGCTCTTTCATGTGCGCCCACGTCCGATATTCGGGTGTGCCTGTCATACCGTGCTCGGCTCGCGTGACCGATACAATTGCCGCCATTTGGCAGCCGCAATGGCTTGTCCTACCGCTTTTTAGCGAGTGGATAGCTATAGTCCGCTCAATGCCGCATTGACAGCGGCATACCGCTGTCCGCTGCGTCCCATCAGGATGTTTACCTGATCCGTCATATGGGCGCTCGTATGGCGCTCCTTCTGCAAGGACAGTCCACATCCCGAAACTCGTTTGCCCGCACAGAAGCTGGTCGAATGTCAGCAGTGGTACGCGGCGCTCAAACGAGCCGCCGCGGCGCATCCGGGCCTCGTGCATCGAGCAAGCGTTATATTGATTGCGGCGGGCAGGCTTGCCGCATCCTTCAACAGCGCATAATCCAAGGTCAGCCATGATCGTCTCCGTAGGACGTTGTGGTTAGGCTCGGCACGGTGTTGACGCACCTTGTCGAGCCGAAAAACATTATCAGAATCTGCTAAGCCGCCCTAGTCAAAAATGAGAATTGCGAGTTCGCGGCATCCACATCCTGGCCTTATGCCAGCTCGGTCATCAGCCGGAATAGGCGGGTTTACAGTTTCGCCTTCAACGATCCTACCGGCATCTGCTTCGGTATCTGCGAACAGCTTATCGTTGCGGGCCAAATGGTCTAGACGGGGATGCAGCTTCGCGCTGTGCCTGTAGCGATATACTGTCAGCCCCGCAGCCCGCCGACGTTCCGCCGCGAGCTGGCTGGTAAGCGACGATAGCTGATGCGAGGCGATGCGCATGGATCGATCACGCGCAAAGCCGGTGGCCGCGCGAATGTCCTTCGCCACATCAGCCGCAGGGCGCCGGCCGGTCAGCCCAGAGAACACAGCATTGGCTATCTTCTGGCGCGCCTGGTCATTCACATCACGGATCAGGTTGGTGTTCCACTCGATCACCTGCTCGAGCGTTTGCGCTACGTCCTCTGGTCCGATCAGCGTCGACAGGTCCACGCGGCTTGCGGACAACACCGCGCCGATGAACTTTCCGCGCTGCCACTTCTCCACTCTCAGAACCCACGATCGCAGGGCGGGGGTGAGCAACAGCAGCAGGCGGCTGAACTCGCCGCTTGCCTCGTCAAGCACGCGGTTCACGTCGGCCGGCGAGTCCGTCGTCAGCGCCGATAGGGAGCGCTCGTACTCAGCCAGGATTCGGGTAGTGTAGCGCTGCCACATCGTCACGACGTTGAGGAACGTCGCCCGATACAAGTCCGTCGCCAGCGTGGCCGGCGGGATGATGTCGCGGAGCGTGACGCTCTTGCGGTGCGGGTTTGTCGCGCGGCGGGCGAGGGCGGGGAGATTAATTTTCATTGATCTGACGCCTGCCCGGCCGCATCAACACCTTCGCTTGAGCCGCATGTATCGCGCGCCGGAACTCGTCTACATCGTCGGCATGCTCGACCGGCAAGGTCATGAACAGGTTCCATGCCTCCGCCAGCTTCAACGCAACGGCTTTCTCTGCTTCGCTGAGGTCGATGCGCACGGATCACACCTCGCCTGCGTCGGTCACCTTGTCATTCGCAGCACGACGCCGGCCGGCGCTTCCATCACCAGCCGGATCGTCGGCAGATGTCTGGATCACCTCGCTTTCGGTTGAACTGGCTGACGGGTCATCGTCGCCTCCCTCGGCATCCGGGGCTAGCCCGAACCTCTCTGCAAGTGGGATCTTCGCGAGCGCCGCACCCAAGCCTGGCAGATACTCGCGCTCCTCCAACCAGTTCTGAAATGCCTCCGCGAACGCACGATCGGGAATCGCGGCCGTGCCCTGCGTCTTCTCAATCGCTTCCATGAAGGCCTTGAAGGTCTCGGCTTCCTGTTTCTCGGAAGGCTTCGACAGCGGCGCGAACCGCCACGTCACTGCAACCGGCTTGCCAGTCTTCACATCTTTACGGGTCGCCTCAACGCCTGCCGATGCCAGCAAGAACCGGTCCAACGCCTCCAGACAGGGGCGTAGCTCCAATGACTGGCCCGCTGCGACGGTCTTGTTCCAGTTCTGATCATCGTACTCACCCGTTGCATTCATGCCGGCGGGTGAACGGCCTAGCAGGCGAGTGAACGGAATGTCGGCCACCGCAGCGACGCGCTGGTCGAAGGCGTCCATCATGGCGGGGATGCCAGCCCAGGTCACCTGATAGTCGTCGATCTTCTCGCCACCCGCGTCCTTGCTGGTGCCAGCATCGTAGACCGTGGCGTTCAGCACGCTCTCACCGAGCGCAATCGCGGACATACGGCGATCAAGCCGGGCTTGCCCGTCAGCGGTAGCGGTATAGTCGGTCAGGCCAGGAATACCGATCCGCAGCAGCTTCGCCTTCTTGACCAGCGCCGCAAACCAGCCCTGCGCATTGTCCGACCGCTCAACATCGCGCCACACCCGCACAAGCCGCGACTGGCCCCAGAATAGCTGATCGCCCGACACGCCATAGCCGGCGGGCAGGGGATCGCCACGGAAGCAGATGACGCGGCTGGGATGGACGCGCGAAGAATTGCGGTCGCTGCTGATCCGCCACATGCGCGGCGTGCCATAGGCTGGGTCGGTCAGCTCCTCGACATAATCCTCGCCGGTAAGCTGCCAGCGCGACACGACGTTGACTGCCTGAAGCTGGCCCTTGCCGATGTCACCGAGCGGCTGGTCGGGGCTACCCGGCGCCGCCAAGATCAGCGCACCACCGCCGATGCCCCGCAGTACCTCAGCCTGCTTGACCTTGGCCACCAGCCCTAGCCGGCGTTCCTCCGCCTCGATCGCTTCAATCTGCGGCTTCTCGGCTTGCCAGTCGCGCCATTCGCGAACGCGATCCGATGCCGGAATCTCAATCACCTTCTGCAACATGCCACTCGCCAGGTATGCGGCAAAGGCGAGCTGCGGCGCGAACAGGTACGACATCGCGCTGTGCTGCTGCTGGAAGGGATGCACCGTGGCGGCGGACTGGATGGCGGAGGTCACGCTGTCCATCGCCAGCATGGGTTCGCCGCGACTGTCGAGGATTGCGGAGCCGGCCATAATGCCGGGGTATGGTGATGGGGTGGCGGGGATTACCGCCGTCAGTGGCGCTTAGCTCACTTGGGTATACCTGAATTAGCCGGTCGTTTCACGACGGCGTTCTGCGGGTTTGCGGTGTTTAAAATAGCCACCTGCGCCGGGCCAACCCTAAATAGCCAGGTCAGAATGCGTCGAGGTTGTAACGGCTGCCCTTAATCATCGGCGAAACGGCATAGCGGAGTGCATCGATGTAATGATTGTTGGCATCGACGAGGATCGGCAGCACATCACCGGTCAGCCGATCTACCTTGTAGCTATAGAGGCGCGCCTCGTTGATCGTGGCCTTGCACCGTGGGTGAATGACGATCTCGCGGAACGAGCGCAGGTATCGAATGCCATCGTCGACCGAGCCCTGCCATTTCGGCGCGCCTTCCGCCCTCGGCACGCCTGACCGGGTGAGGATGCTGATCGATCCAGGCGAAGCGCTATCCCAGCGGCTTACGTAATTGTCGAAGCCGGGGATCGCGTCTTTGACCTTGGCGCCGATCCCGTCCAGCTCGATCGCGCGACCGCCAGCCTCATGGCTGACGTAGAGCGTGTCGCCATGGATATAGCAACGGACCGCCGCAGTCGGATCCTGCGCATAGCCGAAGTCGCCGCCCTGGTACGGGCCGTCCCAACTTTCTGCTGGCTCGAACTCCGCGACCCGCCACTTGCCCGCCAACACCTGCGCATCGCTGTTGACGAGGTATCCGCCCTCCCAGACGTGGTGATAGGTCGCTGGATCTAGGCGTTCCTGCTCGCGTCGGCGCAACGTGTCGAGGCCGGCCGGGAAGAACGGGTTGTCGTAGTGATTGACCTCAGCCGTGATGGCGTTGCCCGGCGGGTGCTTGCGGAACCGATTGTCGACCGGGCTACCCTCAAGCCGCGGGTTCCACAGGTTCCACATCTCAGACTTTGGCTGCCGGAACACGGTCGCCTCAAGCGCGAGGTACGACGTTTCCGGCACATCCTCGGCTTCCTCGACGATGGTCAGGTCGATCTTGGCAAGCGACTTGACCGACTGGACGTTGCGCCGCAATCCTCGGAAGATGAACTGCGTGCCGTTCGCGCCCTTGAGGTAATCGACGCCAACATCGTAATGCGCCTCAAGCCAAGGCTCGGACGCGATGGCAGCCTTGAGCTCGGCATGGAAGCTCTCCGATATGCTGGCCTGGAATTCGCGTGTGCACAGGATCCGAAGAGGCTCGGCATAACCCCAGACAGCCGCCATCTTCGCCGCGTTGAACGACTTACCTGATCCGCGGCCGCCGTGAAGGTTGCGATACTGGAACGAACCACGCGGCGGAGCGAATACCGGGATCAGCTTAGGTGGAAGGCGTATCGTCGCTTCGGTCATCTGCTGCCACGATGCGCACAACGGTGGGCTGCTGACGCAACGTCCCGTCTGGGTTGCTATGTTGAACCTGAGTCGGCAGCACCTTGCCAAGCAGCGTCATGAACGCGGCCGGCTGCTCCTTCGCCATGATGGCCAAGTAGTCCGGACCACCGACCTGTTCGAACGCCTGCTCGATCGCTTCCTTGATGCTCCGCGTCAGCTTGTTCGGAACGCCCTTCGCCCGGCCGCCTCTACGCTCGCCTGGCTTAGATCCGCGATTAGGGTTGGAGGCGCGACGGCTGTCTTCACCTACTTTAGCCGTTGGCTCCGTCATGACACGCTCACGCTATCATGGGCCGCCACGATACTTCCCCCCGTCACCCGACGCCGCTTAGGCATCCGGCACTGGGCGCCGGACATGGCCAGCCACTTGAGGTGAAGGTCCGTGCGTCCACCATAGATGCGCTCAATCAGCTCCCAGCCGCCCTTGGCGAACTGCTCGGCGAACTCGGGCGGGCAGGGCGGGATCGCCTTGGTCGAAGGCGGGCGGTATGAAATGCTCATGCGTCGATCACCTTCAATTCGGCCTCAGCAGCCAGTTCAAGAAATTCGGCGCGCACCTCGGGCAGGGCGCGGTTCCATGCGCGAGTGATCGCCATCAGCATGTGATGCTCCCAGTCATCATCCACGAAAGACGGCTGCTCGATCTCGGTCCGGCGCTTCACGGCCTGAATCCGCGTCTCGCGGTCATCGAGATGGCCGTCGCGGGCTGCTTTGAGCACTGCGAGCGCGTCAGACGTCGGCAGGTTCGCCACTGCCTCATGGTGCTCATAGGTCAAGCTGGCGTCGCGCATGTGGGGCGGGAATGCGGTCGCCACCTTCGCCGCGGTCTTGAGCGCCTTGGGAGCGATGCCCAGCTCGTCAGCCAAGAAGTCGAATTCCGCCTGGTGCCCAAACTGTTCCTTGCCCGTCGCGATCCAATCGGCGAGCTTCCAGTCGAGTGCGGTCCGTTCGTGCAGCAGATCCTTGCCGGTCGACAGCCAGTCGTTGAACTCGGCCGGCGGGGATGCCGCCTCTATCGTCACAATCGCGTTCATCCCTTCCTCCCTTCATGATTGCGGAGAGCGGTGAGGGCGGCACGGGCGAGGTGTCGAGAATAAAGCATCTCTGACTCGGCCCAAAATGTCGTGTCAGCATGCACAATCGCCCGCGCCATCACCTCGACCAGCGCCTCGTCGCCATCAGGCGCGACACCTAGCTTCACCAGCCCGCCATTCTCCTGATAATGCTCGGCCACGTCCGCAAACGTCATGCCTTCGTTCGAAACAACGACGCCCGGTTTCGCCTCGTCATCCTGTGTCTGGGGGTGGGTCATTCGGCATGACCTTTCACCCAGTTCACCATCTCCTCGGCGTCGCTGTCCCAAAACACATTCTCGGACACAATGGTAAGCGCCTGATCGTATGAAAGTCGCTCCTGCGGCTCAAGATAGCGCATCCCAAAAGCCTTAACCTTCTCCATATATTCGGCATACTCGGCGCTAGTTTCATCATACGGCTCCCAACCAATCTCAGCCTCGAATGCGTCGCATCCAGAACAAGAGCCGTAGTAATCACGGATGAAGAACACCTCGCCGTCGTACTTTACCTTAGCCAGCCAATCCCCTTGATATGAACCAAACGACTCGAATGCCATCACCTCAGCGCCGGCAGCTTCCAAAGCCTCTTGATAGCCCATCGCTCAATTATCCTTCCCTAGTCGTTTGATAGCGCCAAATGCATATGTCCAACTCGCCCTCACTTCCCCGTCTCCCCGGCAAGGGCGAGTTCACGGCCGCGCTTGATGGCGGCGAGCGTGGCTTGGACTAGACCCGCCTTTGCCTCGTCCCATGATCCATCCAAAATGCTGGGCACCATCAGGCGCTGGTCTGCCGCGTTGCTGAACCATTTGCAGCACTTCGCCACGATCTCCCGCGCCTCAATCAGGTCAGGGTCCACCGGCTCGGGCAGCAGGGCGACGATGGCGCGGGCTTCGTCAATCTTCTCAGCGGCCCACGTCCACGAGCCGCGATGGCCTTCTGCGAGCCCGCGCACCAGCGCCTCCATCCGCGTCGTCACATCAGGCTTGGTGTCTGCCTGGGGGGTGGGCTGGCGGTAATGCGGGTGGTCGGCGGGAAGGCGCAGGCTTTCAACTGAGAACCATAGCGTCGTTGACGGGCGAATTTCATGGCCGTGACAGCCGCAAACAGCCTTGTCATCGTCAGCAAGCCACCCCGGCCGCTTGCCATCCACGGCGATGGCGGGGCCCCATTCGATGTCGGTCATATCGGTTGCTCCATCAGGACTTTGCCGGCTGCCATGAGACGATGTCGCCAGCGGAATTTGCGGGAAAACGGTGGTCGTCTGCCCACCGGTATTTGCAGGGGTCGACACCTCGGGCGATCCAGCCTCCTCGGAACTGGATATCGACGCTTTCCAGGGGCGGCGGGCGGCCACGGTTCTCGGGCATTGCATCACCCACGACCTTTGGTGATGGTGCGGTTCGGGGCCTCGCCGATGACATGCCAGTTGTCCCGGCCGCCGTTCATCGCATTTAGCCGGTCGCAGTGGTCCTGCAGCTCCTGCCGGGCGGCGTCCGAGCCTAGCGTTGCACCGTAGCGAGCCAGATCCTTGCGGAGCATCAGCGGATTAGTGGGCTTGGTTGGAACGGTCATAGCTGCCCTCGATCAATTTGGTGAAGCTTTTCGGCTGGAGCAGGAAGTCGAAGTCGACGCGCCAGCCGCGGTCGTTGTCGCCGTGCATCCACGGGTTTCGCTCGATGGCGTCGATCGCCTCCGTCCAATCACCGACAGCGTGTTGCTTGAGCCGAGCTTGGAGTTTGCGACGCCGCTCAGGCGTCAGCTTGGCTTTCGGCAGGCTGTAGCGACCCGCCATGTCGTTCCACGCCTCGACGACGTGTTCAGGCTGGAGGTTTGCTGTTCCCGATGTTTCGTCTTCAAAATCGGGGAGGGAGATTTCGTTAGAAATCTCAGAGGGGAGGGGAAGGGGGTTAGAATATATATCATTGGGGGAAACCCCATCTGCGGATTCCGCGGATTCCACCGGAATTCCGGTGGAGGATTTGCGGCTTTTCTTAGGGCCATTGCGCTTGCGATCGCGGTCATACGCACGGCGACGCTCGGCCGCTTCATCGACCTTTGCGGGCTTGGCAGCCTCCATCTCAGCGATGGCAGCGACCAGCGCGTCACCGGTCACGCCAGCGGCAAGCAGGTGCTTCACGGCAGTAGCGATGATGCTCACAGGATGGACACCACGACCTGGCCACCCTTGACCGGCTCGCCAAAGACGAAGCTGGGCAGGAAGCGGCTATCATTGACCTTGAGCGCGTCGGCGATCCCGTCCCAATACGGCTTCATCCGATTGGGGAAGTTCACGCGATCACCGCGGCGCGACGGCGGATAGAAGGTGGCGATCACGCGGATGTCGCCCGTCCCTCGGAATTCCGATGCACCTGCTGACAGAGCCGCGTTGCGCGCCCATTCGCGGTGCTTTGCCGTCACCGCCGCCTTACTGCGCCAATGCCCCTTGGCATGGCCCGACAGGCTGGATGGTGGCCAAGGAAGGACGATGTCCGCCACGATCAGAAGCCGAAGTCCGGCTGCATCCCGAGCGCGACCATGTACGTGCGGAGGATGGCTTCCTCTTCCTCGTACTCCTCCTTGCGCTTCTTGCGGATGGAGAGGATCTTGCGCAGGGCCTTGGGGTCGTACCCGCGTCCCTTCGCTTCCGTCAGCACATCCTTGATGTCGTCGGCGATACCCTTGCGCTCTTCCTCCAAGCGCTCGACGCGCTCGATCAGCGTGCGCAGTTCATCAGCGGCTACGGTATCGGTCATGATCAGCCTCGTGTGTGCTTGAGGGCGGCTGCACGGTGCTTGCGAAAGCTGACCGTGGCCGGGGCGTTGCGGTTCGTCTCGACGATGCGAGCGAGAAGGGCTTGAGCCTCAGCGCGCGTGCGGCGCTTGGGCTGGGGCGCAATGAAGGCGCGGAAGCGATCGGCGAGCGTCACGGGCGGTTCTCCACGATCTGTCGATGACCGCGCGCCCAGGCTCGCGACGTTACCGTGCCGAGCGGGTGCGGGTTCGTCGTGACGGACTTGCCGTTGAGAGCGGCCATCTGCCCGTCCAGTCGGGCTTGCAGCTCAGGCGCGCCGGCGGTCATGCCGCCTCCCTCCGGTTACGCATCCAATCGGCGCGCTCAATGATCTCGGCGTCGCTCAGCACCGCATGACCGCGGCGCCAGAACTTACCCTTATGGTCAGGACGGCCGGTTTCGGTGCAGCGCCAGACTGCTCCGAACTGGCGCAAGTAGTCAGCCGCTTGCCCAGCTTGCGACATATCCCGGTGGAACGGCGTGGGCGCACCGACACCAGCGAAGCGATTGCTGGCATAGGCGGGTGCTACCGGCGCGGGTTTTTGCGCGGGCTTATCTTCGGCTTTTGGCTTAGCCACATATCCGATTTCGGCCCGCCAACGACGGATCACGGACGGATGAGCCGAATAACGCTCGCACAGCTCGTATGATTTTAGATCCGCATACTGCGCAAAATCGGCGGGAAGTGATCGTGGCTGGTAGATGTATCGAGGCTTCGGAACCCGACCAACTTGTGCATTCCAAATGGCGATCGTTGTCGAGCTCGCCTTGTAATGAGTGCGCAGTTCACGCGCCGTGAGACGAGCCGCCACTTCGGCATAGTCGGCGGGGCGCTCGCGAGAGACGAAGACTGTCATGCCACCGCCTCCAGCCGAGCGCCGGTCAGGCGCTCGCGGCGCACGCGCAGATCGCGGATCGCGCTCTCAGCAGCGACCAGATCATCAGCGTCAATGCTGCGCAGCTCATCGTCATCAACCCGACCGGGCGAAACGTCGTCGGTCAGCGCAACCGTCAGCAGGTGCGCCAGTTTGGTGATGCGGCACAGCTTATCACGATCGCTGGTGCGGATGTCCGATTGGTCTTCCAGATGCATCTGGAGCAACGCGAACACCGGGTTGGCGAAACGTCCGTTCCATTCCTTGCAAGCCAGCAGAAAGGCGCCGATCGGCATCTCGCTGATGCCATTGGCATAGTCACGGGCCCGGTCATCGCTCTTACCGATTGCGTTGCCGGTATCGACCCAGGTCAGGCCATCCTCTTTGCGGATGGTGGCCAGAGTGTCGGCAATCACGTCGAGGGCCTTAGACACGGCGAACGTGCGCCGGGTGCCGTGGATTTGCGGCGAGGTCATATCGTATTTACCTCACAATGGTTGTTGTTGATCACCCCCGAATTGCAGACGCGCCGCGCGAGCAGCGCATCCGCTACGCTCGCGCCCTGCTGGTCGCCTTCTGCGAAGACGCGCTGGTCGAGCGTTGGGAGAAAGAGAGCGGCGGGCAGGGGGTTGAACTGCCCGCCGCTGAGGTGCCGGCCATCACGGGAGGTGACGACAGGGAGAAACTGGTCGGCCGGGGCGCGCGCAGCATCATGCTGAGCGACGGCGCTGCGGCGTAAAGTGGTATGCCAGGACACGGATCAGGCGTGGCGCGAGCGAGGGCCACGAAGCCCCAGACGGTGCACACGCCCGGCGACCATGTTGCGGGTCGCGCCGACTTCGTTCGCAATCTGCTGGTAGGTCTTGCCTGCTGCGATCAGCGAGCGGAGTTGAGCGTCTTCCGACGCTTGCCACATCAGAGCCATTACGCTGCCACCTTCGAGTTTGAGGATTGGCGAGCAGGACGGTCTGCCGGGAAGTCCGCGGCCGTGATCGGCTGCTTGAGCTTCTTCGCCAGCTTCACCAGCGCGGGGACACGCCATGCCGGGACGTAACCGACGCGCTTCCAGCTATGCACTGTGGTCAGGGGGACATCGATCTGTGACGAGATCGCGGTCGCACCGCCGAGCTGTTCAATGATGTCGGGTACGGTTGCCATGACCAATACATACGATCATCGTATTAGTGGCGCAAGCCCTAATACGACCTTCATAGTGGACGGGCCGCGCGACGAGGATCATTGCCGCGACGTGGAAAGCTCAGCCGAATTTCTGGAGCGTCTGCGCCAAGCTGGCGTGACGCAGAAGCAAATCGCGGAAGCGCTTGGCATAGCGCAGCCGAATGCGGCGACGCTTTACACGCCAGGCAAGAACGGCAAGCTGCGCAAGCTCGGCTGGGATGAGGGCGCTGTTCTCGCGTCCGCGTTTAAGGTCGAGCCCGTAGCGGGTGCCGCCGTGGCTGCCGAGTCGCAGCCGGTCAGTGCAGACCTGCTCGCGCCTCTAATGGCGGCCTTGCTGCCGCTGGTGCCAAGGTCGGGCGCGCCGGAGCGATCTGCACAAGCCTTGTCAGAAGTTCTCGCTTATGGGCTTGAGCTTCTTCGTAAGCCTGGTGCCACTCGGGCCAGCGATGATGCGCTAGAGGTGGCCGCTCGCGCAGCAGCCGTTCGATTTCGCGATCTGTCGCTGCAATAGCGAATCGGCATAGCGCGCAGTCCAGATAGCAGGGCGCGCATCCCGTAGGACACTCCGGCGACTGCAAGGCGATCCTCTCCACCATACTCCGTGCCATAGCGCGTTCTCGTTCCGTTCTCTATAAGCTTTGTCATGAACCAGATGGGTGTCAAAGCCCTAGAGATTTTTTTCGTATCGCTCTCTGAAAATCGTATTGACCTAGACATACGATGATCGTATCTCTGTCTCCACCGACGCACACCGCGTCATGGAGACACCCAGTGCTTCACACCCCCAATCTCAATAAGCTGGAAGCGACGGTACTCGCCATCGGTGCGAACCCGACGATCAGCTATCAGCTTCGCGAGGCCGGCGATCCTACCGGCTTTTTCACCGTCACCTATCGCATCGGTGACGATTTCCGTTGCGTGATCGGGCAGGGCGATACACTCGCTGATGCTCTGACTGCAGCTCGCGCTGATGCCATCGCGCTGACTGTTAAAGTCGACATCTCTGACCTTGAGCAGGTGGCAGCATGAGCGGCCTGTTCATCGCTCTGACCATGCCTGCGGCGCATGGCTATGACGCTGTCCCGATATTCGTCAACGCAAGCCTCATCCGTTCGGTCAATCCGCGACGCGTGCGCAAGTCGGACGACGCCGGCCGGCCGATGAATGGCGGCCCGGAGGCGCACACCATTGATGGTACGTGGGTCTGCACCGGCGACGGCGAAGAGCAGACATTCCCCGTGACGCAATCCTACGGCGAAGTGACCGGCGCTATTCGGGTGGCACTAGCATGAACGCGCTGACGCCCATCATCGCCGAGCCGACCACCATGGACAGCATCAAGCGCGTCGTCGCTGCGATGCCCGGCCTCCAGCAGGTCGAGCTGATGCGCTTCATCAACGATCTGCACTCCGGCAGCTATGGCAGCGACCGCGTTTCCCGTGGCTGCGACGAGATTGAAGACGACATCCGCGAAGAGCAGCGCGTCGTCGAAACGGGCTGGGTAACCCCGATCGATCCGTACGACCGCTACTTCACTGACGGCTCCGTGAGCCTCTTGGACCTGACCGTGCAGACGCTGCGCGATGGCTATCGGGTGGTCGCATGAACGCCGTCACGAAAATCGAGCCTGCGACCGGACTGGCGCTGCTGCGAGCACCGTTCCCGGCTCACCAGATCAGCAAGCTTCCCAAGCCTTACAAGAAGGACTCGCCCAAGGGAAAGTGCGCGGAGTGCGGGGGCTATCATGGCCTTCCTGCCATCCACCTTGACTATGTGGGTCATGCCGCCCTGACCGATCGGCTGCTGGATGCAGACCCGTCTTGGTCGTGGGAGCCGGTGTCTTTCGATGATCGCGGGCTTCCGGCACGCGACCAGAATGGCGGCCTGTGGATCAAGCTAACGGTCTGTGGCGTGACCCGCATGGGTTACGGCTCTGCTGACGGCAAGTCCGGTGGTGACGCGGTGAAGGAACTGATCGGCGACGCGCTCCGCAACGCCGCCATGCGCTTCGGTGCGGCGCTGGACCTTTGGCACAAGGGCGACCTTCATGCCGACGAAGAGCAGGAAGCACCTGCACCGCGTCATGACCCGCAGACGCCCGCACTGATTACGGACGACCAGCGCCAGCAGCTGATGACCCTCGCCACGGCAAAGGGGATCGACGCTCGTACCATCTGCGAAGTCGGCAAGATCGACGCCATCGCAAAGATGCCCGCCGGGCAGTTCAAGAACGCGATGGCCTGGATCGCCAAGCAGCCCGCGCGTGAAGCTGCTCCCGCTGGCGGTGCGCAGTCTGACGCGCAGACTTATGATGAGATCCCCTATGCGTGATGGGGCAGAAATCTGGAAGGCGGTGCCATCCTATCCGGGCCTGATGGCGAGCAGCCTTGGTCGAGTGCTGATGCCAAAGCGCACGTACAGGATGCCTCACGGGGGTATGCGCTCTACCTACCCACGTCCCATCGTTGGGTCGATCCGCACCGCCACCCGTCATGCGACCTGCCAGTATCGCGGCATCACGACCCGCGAGTGGGGCAATATCAAAATTCATCGCGCAGTTTGCGAAGCTTTCCACGGCTGCGCGCCGTCGCCGCGGCATGTCGTGCTGCACCTCAACGAGGACGGGTTGGATAACCGCCCAGACAATCTGAGGTGGGGCACCCGCAAAGAGAACCAGAATGCACCGGGCTTCAAGGCGTGGGCCGCGTCTGTTTGCCGGGAAAAGATGAGCGGCCGGTCTGGCATGAGGAAACACCGGCAATGAACGACATGAACTCGCGCGCCGTCATCGGCGGCAACAGCCCGCCCGACCCGATCGACACGGCGCTAGCCCTGTTCAACGACACCCTGGAAGAGGTGGCGAATTGGCTGGACGGCGCAACCGTCGAGAACGATGGCCAGCTCACCGCCACGGACAAGCTGCTCAAGGAACTCAAGGCTGCTCGCAAAGCCGTCGACACCGCTCGGGACGACTGCACCAAGCCTCTGCACGAGATTTGGAAGGCTGAGGTTGCCCGCTGGAAGCCCACCCAGGACGACCTCGACCGACAGGTGAAGTGCCTGGTTGCGGCGCAGGCGCCGTACAAGGCGAAACTGGCGGCTGAGAAGGAAGCCAAGCGTCAGGCGGCCGAAACCGAGGCGCGTGCGAAGGCAGAGGAAGCACGGCAGGCACATCTGGCAGCCAACGCGGCAAGCCTGGAAGAGCAGCGCCGCGCCGATGATCTGCTCAAGGCCGCCGATGAAGCCGCCAAGCAGGCTGCTCGGGCGTCCAAGGATACCGTCAAGGGTATGCGGACGGTGCAGGTCTACGAGATCACCGATCACCGCGCCGCGCTCAACTGGATCGCCCGCAACGATCGCGACGCCGTGACGGTCTTCATTGAAGAGTACGTCCGCCGCAACTTCAAGCTGCGGCAGATCGACGGCGTGGCTGTCGAGACGAAGAAGGAGGCGTTCTGATGTCCTTCCCGGCGCAAACCCACATCGGCACACAGGTTCAGATCAAGCGCTCCGTCCAGCGTCGTGCAATCGTCCTGACCGCTCTGCAATGCGGCATCGACAAGGATGCAGCTGCGGCTCGCGCCGGGATCACTCGTGGGCAGCTTAATCGACTCATCCGTCAAGACTGGGAGGCCGGCAATGCTCGCTCGTAGCACCGCCCTCTTGCGCCGCTCACCCATGAAGGTGAAGCCGCGCAAGGCCCCGCTCGCCGCTGAGCGCCGCCACCTTCATAGGGTGGCGGGCATGGGCTGCCTAATCTGCGGTTGTGAAAGCACCGTCCACCACGTCACCAGCGACGGCTACCAGCGACTGGCTCGCACCCACGAGCGTGTCGTGCCGCTCTGCCCTCGGCATCACATGATCCAGTTCGGCCCGAAGGAAAGCGTCGAGGCGCTGGGCCATGCCGGTTTCGCGGTGACGTACGGCGTCGACCTACTGGCCGTAGCTGCCCGCCTCTGGGCACAGTCACAGGAGGCTGAGCGTGGGTAAGTTCCCGACGATCACCCTGCGCGGCCCGTCGCAGCGAGACTTTGCTCACCGCGTCATTGAGCAAGCGCCTGACGGCTACGTCGTGAAGGTAGCGGCTGAGACGCGGCGCGATGCGCAGAACCGCAAGCTGTGGCCGATGCTCACCGACCTGCAACATCAGGTCGAGGAACTGGCGACCTACAGCGCCGACGACATCAAGCTGCGCTTCCTTCACGCGCTCGGGGCCGAGATGCGGTTCCTGCCGGCGCTGGAGGGGCAGGGCATGTTCCCGATCGGGCTGCGATCCTCGACGCTCACCGTCGATCAGTTCTCCGCCCTGGTCGAGCTTCTTTACGCATACGGCGCGCGCCACGGCGTCCGCTGGTCAGATCCCGCAGAAAGGACTGCCGCATGATTGGCAACATCAAGCACGGCTCGGTCACGTCCATGCAGGACGAAATGGCCTATCGGTTCGCCCGCAAGCCGCTTTTCCCCTCCTACACCAACGCTTACCAGGCTGCGGTCTACGGCCGGCGCCGCAAGACGGCCGCCCTGATCGCCCTGTTTCTGGTCTGTGCCGCCTCTCTCTATCGGGGGATAGGCGCATGAGCGACACGATCGACATGTTCCGTGACCTCAAGGAGCTTCGGCAGCTAGAGCGTCAGCGCTTTGGTGTGAAGTGCCCCAAGTGCATCAGCGAGCAGCCCAAGCGCCAGCCGACCATCCTGCTGCCCGGCCGGGTCTGCAAGGTGCATAAGCCTTGGTATCATGACACCCGTCCGAAGCCGACAGATGCCGAATGGAATGCCGCTATGGAAGGTACCGGCTGGACGCAGGGCGCCAATCCTCCGGTGACGGAGGTTGCTGCCTCTCGGTCGATCACTTTTCATCCTGACGGATCGATTACCGATAGCCGGACTGGGCATCGCGATCGGACACCTTTTGGGCGCAACATTTTCCTGGAGAAAAGCGCATGACAGCCCCTCAGACTGTGGCCGATGTGCTGGATGCTGCGGCAACGCGGTTGGAGCAACACAACGCGTGGACGAAAGACGCCTACGCGAGGCGCGCTGATGGGAGCGCAACACAGACCACGGCGGATGATGCGGTTTGCTGGTGCACCGTTGGTGCGATCGCATCCATCGCCGGCGGGCTTATGACCCCGCTCTTTGATCGTGCTGTCGGCATTCTGGGCTTGAGCTTGGGCCGCACAATAGTCGGCTTCAACGATGCCCCCAATCGCCAGCAAGAAGAGGTAGTCGCCGCCCTTCGCGCAGCCGCCACCTCCGCCCGTCAGGGAGAGACGAAGTGAGCGGCCGTAAGCATCACGACTGCGGCTGCGATCGGTGCGGGCGGATCGTCTTCATGAACGAGCGCAACGCGACGTGGGCCAATACCTACGATTTCGTTCGCATGGAGCCGAAAGACGAGTTGATCAGGTGTTCCCGGTGCAGCCGCCGCGATGGCCCTGCGCTGTCAAACGCCCGGCCATCGAATGGCGACATGCGGCCTTATCAGGGCAGGATATTCGCCCGTCAGGAGACCCGACATGGTGAGTGAGAAGCTGCTGCCGTGTCCGTTCTGTGGGGGTGAGGCGCGGTATGAATGGCACAGTGCCGATCTCTGCTGGATCGAGTGCAATGCTTGCGGTGCTGTTGGGCCTAACGACACCCACACGACGACGGAAGCCAATGCCGCCGCCTGGAACACCCGCGCACCAGCAGAGCAGACCGGGTGGCAGCCGATTGAGACGGCTCCGAGGGATGGGACCGAGTTCCTGAGTGCTGGTGGCACGCAGGGTAGGGCAGACAGGGTCTATCCGACCAAGTGGCTCAGCCCCGGCCCATATACCACCGAGAACGGCAAGAACGCTGTTGGTGAGCGCCGCTTCCAGTATCCAGAAGGCTTCTACTGGGCCGGATATGACGGCTTTGTTGGCCCGGTTGATCCGACTGTCTGGTGCCACAAGCCCGCACCCCCAGGCACCACCCGCGCACCGGCTGATCTGCGGTCGGCGCTGGAGGCGGAGACGATCGAGCGGTGTGCGAAGGTGGCGGAGGGAGAGCGGGTTGATGCTGACGCGACCCAAAACCCGACAGATTACGCCTACAATCTTTCCTGCGAGCACATCGCCGAAGCCATCCGCGCCCTCGCCCCGACCAATGGAGACGCATGATGTGCGGCTGTGACGACAACGCGCCGTCGGCGTATCGCGAGCAGGACCGTCGTGCCGCCAAAGCACATCGCTGTTGCGAGTGCGGCCAGACAATCGCTCAAGGTGATCATTATAAATACATCAGCGGAGTGTGGGACCATCAGCCTGCAAGCTACAAGACCTGCTGGCCCTGCGTAGCTTTTCGCAACCGTGATCGCCGTTTGAATGCGGGTCAGCGCGGTTACTGCGGGCCATGCATCGGCCAGCTTTACGAAGACTGCCCCCGCGAAGAACTTCCGCTGCATGTCAGGAGCATCGCAGCATGACCAACACGACCACCGATGCCGCAGAGGCGCGGGCAACTGCGCTCGCAGAGTGCGCCGCTATCGCAGAACGCTGGCGGGACGAGAACAAAGCATCCGCCGCAAAGGCTCGTAAGTCGGCACGTGTTCGCGGCGACAACGGTATGGCTGACCAGCTTGAAGGCGCTGCCATCGAATGCAACGCCATCGCGCAGGAAATCCGCCGTCTCGCCACCGCCGAAGCAGCGAGCGGGGCGGGGGAGCGGGAGGGCCGGTTCTGGCTGATCGTTCGCGAACCAGGCAAGGTGCCGGAGCGTAAAGGGTCATGGCCGCACCGGGAGGTTGCACACCGGCTCCGCGAATTCATCGCCGCTCGCCCTCACGCGTTCATCGACGTGCTGACAATTGGCCACGATGGGGTCCCAGAAGTCGAGCATGGCCCCGAGGTGCTGCAATACACTGACGGCCGTTCCATGTCGGTCGGACGGAAGCATAATCAGCGCGTTCGTGCCGCCGCAGAGGAAGCCCTCGCCTCCCTCCCGCCCGCGACTGACCCCGCGATGGTGCGCAAGCCCAAGACGGCCGCCGAGTTGAAGGCGGTCATAGAGGACTGGCTGGCCGCTGACTGCGATTGGGGTGATTGGGAGAAGGCTTTGGCGGCACTGGTCGAAGAACCCGCCCTCACAGCCGCCCCGACCATCCCGGCTACGGGGGAGGCGGACGACGATTGTCCATGCGGCATCGGCGATCAGAGCGACATCGGCCATTTCCATGAAAGCTGGTGCCCAGCTACCGGCCATGCAGCGACCGAGGGGGAGGGCTGATGCCAAACCATGTCGTAAACGAGCTGATCTTCCGAGGCATCACCGATGCGGATGAGCAGCGCATCCGAGCAGCCATCTGTAATCAGGGCGGCAAAATCGACTTCGAGGTGCTCGTCCCCGCGCCACTGAATATGTGGCAGTACAGCGTTAGCAGCGCTCACGAAAAGGCGTTCGGCCGCACCTCGCTCGATTGGAACAGGGAAAATTGGGGCACCAAGTGGAACGCCTATGATCAGGTGCCTGTCGCGCGGACCAATGACGTTCTGGTGGCGCAGTTTCAGACTGCTTGGTCGCCGCCTTACCCTTGGCTTGCCGCCGTATTCAACAAGCTGCTGCTGGCGTTCGATCACAATTGGCTGAGCGAGGGGCAGGAGCAGGGTGTCTGTGGCCACTTCAGGCCTGACAAGAAATGGGGCGCTACGTGGTCGGAACAGCCCGCGCCCGAGTACATGCAGCGGCACCTGCACAAGCTGCTGTGGGGCGTCGAGCAGTTCGAGGATGACGCCGCATGACCCCGCCAGACCCCCAGCAGGTAGCCGAGATCGCGGGGCGCTTGAGCAAGGCGCAGCGGCGGTTCTTAATCGAAAACGAGGCGAGCTATCGGTTTGTCGCGGGCTACAAACCCGGTGAAAAGCTGGTCGAGCTCGGGTTGCTGGACCGTCAGCAGCGCGTTTTCGGCCATCGCATTAACATCACCGAATTCGGCCTCGCCGTCCGCAACTTCATCCAAGGAAATTCCCATGACTGATCTGATGGAGCTGGCCTCGCGCGTGGAGGCGGGGGAGGAGCCGGATAGGGAGTTGGACGTGCGGATCAGTTTGGCGCTTTCCGGCACACCTTACTCCGACAGCGACGTGATCGATATGCTGGCCATCCGTGATGAGCCGACAGGATATGGCGTCTATCGCCCTGCTGACGAGTACGTCCCGGCCTACACCGCCTCGCTCGACGCTGCCATGACGCTGGTGCCTGAGGGGTGGGATTGGACGCTTTATAGCGACGGCAGCTGCGAGATTGGACGCAAGCCGGATCGCGGCTGTCTCATGAACGCAGATTACATTGCCGAAGCCGCAACCCCCGCCCTAGCCCTCACCGCAGCCGCCCTCCGCGCCCACCAAGGAACCGCCCATGTCGAACAGTGAGATGGTGCAGCCGACGCAGGGGGCGTGGCACAACACGCCAGCCAACGGAGACTACCCCGGCATGACCCGGCTGGTCGTCAGTCCCACCCACCGCATCCAAGCTGTCGGCACCGGACCAGCGGTAGAATCCGCTATCCTGAGGAAGAAGGAGGAGGCGAGGTGACGCAAACCCTTCTCACCGCAGAACAGGCCGCCGCCAGGCTGGGCATGTGCGAGCGGACCTTGCGCAAACTGCGCCAGCGTGGCGAAATCTCCTACATCGCCCTGACCGATCGCAAGTTCGCCTACACGCCCGAAGACTGCGACCAATTCCTCGCGGCACGTCGCCGGAAAGATGCCCCATGCCAAAGCCAATCGCCGACAAGAGGTCGCCGTACTTCCAGTATGATTTCCAGATCAAAGGGCAGCGGTTTCATGGATCTACGGGCTGCAAAACAAAGCGCGACGCGCAGACCTACATCGACAACCTCCGCCGCGAAATCCTCCTAGGCGGGGGAAAACCCGAAATCACGTTGGATGCCGCCTGCCTCGCATACTGGACCGACAAGGGGCAGCACGAGGCGAACAGCGGCACGACCAGCTACCAGCTCGCAAACCTGTGCGAGATCATCGGCAAGAACCGCATGTTGAGTGCCATCGGCGTTCCCGAGTTCCGCGCCTTCATTGCCAAGCGCCGCGGTCAGGGTGTGTCGAACGCGAGCATCAACCGCGAATGGCAGCTTGCCCGGAGGGTCTGGAAGCACGTCGAAGAGACGTACGCGACCGGCGCCATCAAGTGGGGCGCGCTCCGCCTGGAAGAGCCGAAGGAGCGCGTGCGCGAGTTGAAGGCCGATGAGCAGCAAGCCCTGTTCGGCGCGCTCCCCGACGATCTGAAGCCGGTCGTCGAGTTCGCGATCCTATCCGGTCAGCGGAAATCCGCGATCGTCGGGCTGCGGTGGAGCAAGATCAACTGGCAGGCCGGAGAAGCGACAATCATCAACAAGGGCGGCGCACCGCATAGCTTCCCTCTGTCGCCGGCGATGGTGCAGCTTATCCTTGAGCAGCCCAAGCTGGACGGCTGCGACTTCGTCTTCACCTACGTGTGCGAGCGACCATCCCCCGCCCGCAAGGATCGGCCGCGCCGGCTGAAAGGCGAGCGCTATCCGTTTTCCGAAGAGGGCTGGAACCGCAAGTGGTACAAGGCTCTCGCGGACGCGGGGATCACCGACTTCCGTTTCCATGACCTGCGTCACACCAGCGCGACAAGGCTTGTCCGCCAGACTGGCAACCTGAAGGCTGCAAGCCGCCTCCTGGGCCATACGGATATCCGCACGACCAGCCGATATGCGCACGTCGGGATGGACGATTTGCGCTCGATGATGTCTGCGACGGAATCACGGAATGGTCACGGATCATCATTGACGAAAACGCCAGAAAATGGCACAAATACTAGCACCCCGAAGGTGGTGGAATGACTGCTTTGGGAGCAGGATGTCGCAGGTTCGAATCCTGTCTCCCCGACCATTTTCCTTGGCTGAAGCAGCCATTCCGTTGCCTCCGACCGGAACAATCCGGATACGAACGGAGCAATGTGGAATGACAATTCCCGGAATATCCCCGGACGATGTTCGCAACACGTTCCAATCGCGAATCGGTCGGTTTGTCGCGCGTCGTCCCGCCATCGTCCCCGCATACCCCCAGGGGAGGGCGGCATGACATGGCTCTACGTACCCTCAGCATCTGCGCTGGCGTCGGAGGCCTCGACCTCGGAGTCCGTATCGCTCGACCCGACGCGCGCTGCGTCGCTTTCGTGGAGAGGGAAGCATCAGCCGCCGCAAGCCTGGTCGCGAGCATGGAAGCGGGGCGGCTTCATCCGGCTGCTATCTGGTCTGACCTGCGAACCTTCGACGTTGGCGAGTGGCGTGGCGCAGTGGATTGCGTCCTGTCGGGCGATCCCTGCCAAGGGAACAGCGTCGCCGGAAAGCGACTGGGCGCCGGCGATGACCGATGGCTGCTCGACCGCGCCATTAAGGTCTTCGATCAAAGCGGGGCTGACACCTTCTTCCGCGAGAACGTACCGGGGAATCTCGCCGGACAACTTGAAGTCGCTATCCCCGCATTGGAGCGACTGGGCTGCCGCGTTGCGGCTGGAATATTCAGCGCGGCCGAGGCCGGAGCGAGCCATCGACGCGAGCGGTTCTTCATCCTGGCCCACCGCCAGAGCTTCGGACGAGAAAGGGCCGGATCCATTAGATCGACGACCGGAAGCAGACGACGATCTTCCAACCCGGGTAGCTCGCTGGCCCTCTCCCCGGACGAGCGACACGAATGGGCCAGGGATGCACGGGGATGGGGGCATGGACCTGCGGACAGCTTCAGTGCTGTGGCCGACACCAGTGGTGAAGGACGATGGCAAGACGCCGGAGGGCCATCTTGCGATGAAGAAGCGAATGGGGGAGCGAGACGGAACTTACGCCAATCGGACGGCGATCACGTCACTATCGGTTTACGTCCAGGCGTTCGCCATGACCGATCTTTCGCTCCCGGACCGGCCGACCCCCTCTGGGGAGAAATCGTCCGAGACGCGCCGTCGCTTGAACCCGCTGTTTGTCGAGTGGCTCATGGGGTGGCCGGAAGGATTGAGCGGCTTCGACACTGCGGCAATGGAGTCGTGCCACTCGCCGCAGCCCTCGCCTGGGTGCGGCTGCATGGACTGCTGGCTAGCGAGGCAGCGGGAGGCGCTTTCCGAGCTGCTGACAATCGCACCGCCAGCGCAGGGCAGTCTGTTGTGAGGGCCGCCGCATGACCACCGCAGGTATCCCGGACACTACCCAGGATGGGAGAGCGTGATGCGAGGAAACGGAGCAGCCAAGGGCAGGGCGACCATGAAGGCCCGCGCCAACGTCCGGTGGCAACGCATCGAGCAATACAGCGCCGCGATGGTGAGCAAGCAGGAGGTCGCCTCCATACTCGGCATCACTGTCGCTGGCATCAACAGCGCGCTCCAGAAACACACCGGTAGCAAGCGCTGGCCCATCACCCCGCCACCCTGCGGACTGGCACCCGCATCCTCCGAGGGAGATAGAGAATGACGGAGCGATACACCTTCACAAACGGCTGGACGATGCAGCGAGAGGCGGAGATCCCGGGCTACTGGTTAGTGTTCGACGAGCGCGGCAAGCAGGTCGATCGCCATCAGTATCGCTACGACCTGTTCGACCGGCATCGCCTCAAGATCGCGGAGCATGTAGAATGA